TTTAGGAGAATACTAATGGCAGGTGGAAGAAGAGGTGGAAGAGGAAATGTAGGGGAACGTAGAAGAAATTCTAGAAGAGATGAAGAATTTGAGTTAATATATGGACAAGGTACTCAAGGTCAGACAACTGGCTATACACCTCTCATGCCTTGGAATAAAAAAGCTAATCAAGTAAACGCTATAAATGAATATAATAAATATCATTTAGATGAGGGTACTTTAGGTGATGCAACTGGTTTAGCAGAGACACATGGTAATCGAATGGAAAGACTAGGTGGTATGTTAACTGAGGGATGGGATACTATAAAGGGTTTCGGTAAACACCTAGCTGAAAATAATCCTATTTCATTAAGGTTTAAGGAAGTAAGAGCTAATGTAGATGCTTATGATGCGTATTGGCTAAAGAGACTTCAACACGATGGCGCTCCTAGAAAAGAAGATTATGGAAATGAAGTTGATTTTGATAATGATTATAGAAGATATTGGGATGAGCGACCTCTTGATTATGAATGGTTTAACTAAAGGGTGACATAGGAGCTAAGGGAGGCAGTCGCTTCTTATCTTTCTTTTTCTTTTTCTTACCAAATAATCTTATGTACTCAGAGTCTTTAGTAAAGTCTATAATTTGCATACTCCATCCTCACAATCATCATCGGTTGTAGTAATAATATATTCTTCTTGTCTATCTATAGTTTTGGTAGGTAATCTTCCTAAGTTAGCACATGTGTATTGCTGTAGTAGGTTATCATCATCTCTTATTTCACATCTTTTGACATACATATTGTAGGCATCTTCAAACTTTAACTTTAGTACTGCTGCTCTTGTTGCGTAATCTTCTGCTAATCTTCTTATAATCTCCTGCCTACCGCTTTGTGTCATACTTATCTCCATTTAATTCGATAACAACATAGTTATCTTCCATATCATCATCACCAAAACTCGTGGTGAATCCTCTAACATAGTCATAACTATCATCGACTATCACTTCTTGCTCTACCAGCGCATCCATTAGGAATTTGTGTATAGGAAATGTGTAGTTGTCTATGTCTTTCTTTCTCTTTCCTTTAAAGAATAGAATATACTTAGGTGTGAGGCTCTTAAACTTAGGTAAAGCCTTTACCCATTCTTCTACTTCTTTATGATAATCTTGCTTAACCTTGTTCAAACTAAGGTAGTGCATGTTTCTATAGATGTTCATACTAAAGAGATTAGTACGCTTCTTTTCTCCCCTGCCTTTACTATAGGTCGGCAGCTTTAATATAGCTTTGTATAACATTCCTCCTCCAAGGTAGGGTTAGGTATGGGTTACAACTAAAGTACGCTGTAACCCAGTCTCATTCCCCTGTAAATAGGGATTTAACCCAACCAACCAAAGAACATAGCAACTACAACAATCGCTAGGAATATTGTCAGCGACTTGTTCTTTAGTATCATGTCGATACCATCCTTCATGTCTTTCATTCTGACAACTCCTTTCTTATATCATCATCTAATAAACGCCATATAATTACTGCTGCTATTATTCCAACCAAACCAGCACCACCTAACTGCGCTATGATGTCGATGATTGTTCCGATGACATTGCCACCTAAGAAAGGTACACTATGACCGAATACAATCTGTAGAACGATTGCCAAACTAATCAACTTAATACCTACATTTATACTAGCATCAGCGATGCTCATTATTTTATCTAACATACTTGTCTCCTTTTTAATTATCAAAGTAATTGTATACTTCAGCTACCTTCGGGTAATTAACTACATCAACTAAGAACCTAGGTCCAGTTGAGTAGGCAAATACCTTCATGTTAGGAAAGCAATGTTGCTTAAACACACAGTAGCTACACTCCATAGCAAGTTTCATGTTGCCTGATTTACCATCAGGGACTAAATCATAGCATTGCTCTGGTCTTTCCTCTCTTTCAACAACTTCTTTAAGATGCTCTATTCTTTCTTCTATTGGTTCATCGTGTTCAAAGTTCTCAAAGTGAGTACAGAGATGACCGTTAGTCTTATCTATAACTAACCATCCACCTTCTTGTACATCGAGAGATGCAGCGTATCCTCTTAGTTGGTCTATGTACCCAAACGGGTCATCCCATCTCAAGCCTCCCTCTTTGAATTTCTTGAATCCAAAAGGTGCTGCTGTTTTAACATCAATTAGTTTACCATCAATCATACAGTCCATGCTACCTTTTATTCCAGAAACTTCTGCAAGGTGTTGTTGATGAGTTACCTTATGTCCAGACAATTTAACAAGAGCAAGTACTAGCTCTTCTGTTACATGTCCATATAAGAATTTCATAAGAGTACTAGGTTTCATCTTCTCTTGAGACATACCTTTATGTACATACCATAGGAATCTATCTTTCCTACCTATGTTAGACATACGTAGAGTACGTTTGTCTTCTCTTACCTTGAGTACATTGTCTCTCAGTATACTCTTCATTGATTCTCCAAACTCCTCAATGATAGTCTCTACTTCAATACTATCATCAGCTTTGCTTGTAGCTAGTACGTTGTATACATCTTCTACTACGGTATCTATCGTCTTCATTTAGCCTCCTCCAAGAGTTTAATATCCATTTGAGTTTCTATTAGTTTATCTATGTACCATCTACATTTCCTTAAGTCTTGTATCCCTGACTTATCTTTATAGCGTGTTACATATTTGATTATGTTACCCTCAATGAAAGATAATTGTTGGTCAATTATAAAATCAGTTACTTCTATCTTACCTTTCTTGTAGTAATCAGGATTAATATTATTCATTCTTTTCTCCATAAACAACAATTTCTATATCGGTGAATTTAACTGGTTTACCTTTGTAATGAAATTGAAATTTATTAAAAAGAATATCATCAACTTGTTGAATACACATATCTCCTAGTGATTCACCATCTAAACTTACTGGTCCATCGCCAGCATATTTTTCCCAGTCATTGTAGTTACCGTTATTATAAATATCCATTAGTGTGTCTCCTTCCATGTTGTCCCTATCTTATAGTTTCCATCTAAAGGACAGTTTAATTTAAAATCCTTACCTGCTTTACGTATACAACTAACAGCTAAGTCCCCGAAGAACTCTGCCTTACTTTCTTCTACCTCTACTTGTACTTCATCATGTATCTGTCCAACTATCTTGTAATCTATTTTGTATACTTGACTAAAATGGTCAAGTAATATTACTGCTCTCTTCATAACAATCGCACCTGCACTCTGTAGTAATGTATTAAGTGCAGCATGTGGACTTCTTATGTGTAATACTCTACCATCTAATCCTATAATAGAACCACTTTCAGAACTCTTAGTGATATTTATACGTAGTTTCTTAAGAGCTGGTGTGTTGTTTAAGAAGTCTCTTTGTAATCGTCTACCATCTGTAGAGTTACCTCCTGTTAGCTTACCTAGTTTCTGTGAGCCAGCGCCATAAAGAAAGGCATAGATAAAAGTCTTTGCCTTATCTCTAGTTTCTAAGTTAGCTGCCTTTTGATTTGCTGTGTGTATATCTCCATGTATAACTTCATTGGTATAGTCTTCATCATTCATGTAGTGAGCAAGCATCCTTAGTTCTAAACCTGAAGCATCCATACCTACTAGCTTGTAGCCTTCTTCTACTGTAAACAATTCCCTACACTCTTCACCATAAGGTGAGTGACTTGCTGGTACTTGTGCTAGGTTAGGACTTGAGTGTGTCATCCTACCTGTAACAGCACCACAGCTATTTACCTTACCATGTATCCTATCACCAATATCAATAGCATCTATCCAAGCACTAACTAAACCTAGTCTCTTCTGAAGCATTAGGTATTTAGCTATGAGCTTTCCTTCAGGTATCTCTATTGTTTCTAGTACAGATTCAGATACTATAACTGTACCTAATTCTGTAAACTGTTTAGGTTTCCAACCGAAGTGTTGTAGGTATCTAGCTATCTGTTGTCTACTTCCTAAGTTAAATTCAGGATAGATGTAATGTCCCCATTGTAATTCACCATCTATCTCATACCACTCAGCTCCTTTAGCTATTTGGTTTAGGTAATTAGATGTCTTACCTCCATCTTTCTTATGTGTTTGTTTGAGTTCTTTAAGCGGAACCCAGACTTCTAGTGGTGTGAATACCTTACGTACTTCATCTTCTGCTATGAACATCTCTTGCTTGAGTGAGGCTAGTAAGTTACTTGCTTTTCTTATGTCAAACTTCCAACCATTAAGTGTTTGTTGATGAGTTATAACTGCTATCTTATGTTCAATTCTTAGTGCTATTTCAGACATAGCTTTAGAGTTAAGTAGCCTATATAATTTAGCAAGAACAGCTACATCTTTCTTACAATATTCACCCATCTCATCTGTGTAATGTGTCCAGTCTGAATACTCACCCTTAGGGTAGTTCAATCTTGTACCCCAAGAGCTAAGAGAATGTCCTCCTTCCCTACTAGGATTATCCAGACGACTCATCACGAGGGTGTCTTCAATATCACCCCACCAATCGAATCCTAGGAGCTTCTTTAATACAGGTAAATCAAAGCCTATTATGTTATGTCCTATTAAAGTATCTACATCTAATTCTACTAACCAAGCAGGGAAGTACTTAACTCTATCAGGTGTCCAGAACTCTGTCACGTCCTGTCCAATTACCTTGGCAGCAATACAGTATATCTTAGTAGGATTTAAGCCATCTGTTTCTATATCAAATGCTACCTTCATTTCTTTTTCCTCCTCGCTCTTAAGATTTCTCTAGCTATTCTCCTACGCTCAAGTCTATTGTGAGCTTTCTTTTTCTGTCTATACTTTATTCTTCTGTAGCTCATCTTCATGCCATCAACTCCTCTAGTTCTACGACAACCTCTCTTATTCTTCCTGTTTCATTATCATAATGTAGGTGTCCTGTCTCGCCTGTCTCGCCTGTGTATCTGTTCTTTAGTATCCTTAGTTTCGTTACGTTCCTCATCCAGTCATCCTCGTGTTGCTGGTTTCTCTCTAGTGCTATCACTATGTTGGATAGCTGTGCGATACCTTGGCTTCCACGTAAGTGTGTAAGAGATATCTCTCCACCTTCTTCATGGGTAACACCTTGCTGTCTACTTAGATGAGAGATAACAAACAATCCTATGTTAGTTTCTACAACTACCTCTCTAAGCTGTGTCATTAAAGCATCTATACTTCTACGCTCATCACCTCGGTAGTCACCTGACATCACAAGGTTAAGGTGGTCTAGGATAATCCAGTTAATTCCCTGTGCTTTAGCCATGAGTCTTATACGACTGACTATCTTCTCAACTGATAGTTCTTTACCTTCATATAATGATAGTACTTCACCATCACTTCTTCTGAATAGTTTCTCAAAGGCTTTATCTGCTAGGTTCTTAGGATAGTTCTGTCTTACTTCATCAAGATGATAGGGTATAGATAATTCAATACCAACTAAGCCATCTATAGTACGCTCTGTAGTTTCCTCTAGATGTATGATGCCTACCTTGTCAGGTGTTGTAGTTAGTAGGTGGTGTTCTAGTTCTCGAATGACAGAGGATTTACCCATACCTGTACCTGATGTTATAGTAACTACCTCACCTAATCTAAACCCATGTGTCTTAGTGTTAAGACAAACCCAAGGATAAGGTATAGATTGTACATCTGGTCTACTTAACCATACTTCTTTTATTTCAGTAGCACCTACGATATCACTAGGCATATAAGTCTTAGAGTTCCACCAAGCCTGTTCAATTTCCCTGACTAGACCTGCTTGTAACATATCACTTACATCTTTATAACCTTCAGGATAAGACATAATCTTTACCTTGTCGGGACTAAAGATTTCTAATGCTTTGTCGATAGCCTCACGACCTGCATTATCATTATCAAATGCTAGTACTATCTTGTCAAAAGAATCTATGAACTCGAATGAATCTTTCATAGACTTAGCTGCACTACCTGCACCATTACGTAGACTAACTGTTGCCCATTTACCATTGAATACTTCTGCTAATGATAAGCAATCTAGTTCACCTTCAGTTATAGTTAGGTACTTACCTCCAGATTCCCATAGACATTCACCGAATAAAGTTACTTCAGCAAACTTTCCAGATATCTTGAAGCCTTTCGTAGATACATCTCTTGTCTTCCAAGCTGTAATTCTACAAGAGCTATCTGTGAATGGATAATGGTGCTTACTTATCTGACCATTATTACCATACTCTACCTTTACTTTGTACTTCTTAGCTATGTCTTTGGATATCTTTCTCTCAGGTATAGCTGCGTAAATACCTTCAGCCACTACCTCTTCACTAGATTTCATTCTAGGTTTATAGCTAGTTGTTTTGGTTTCACCGTGGGTGTGGTGTAGACAAGAAAAGCAATGTGTACTGCCATCTTCGTATACTACTAGGTTGTCGCCTGCAGTATCTTTGCCTGCCTCCCTGCATTTCGGACAGGCTTGTTTAGTTGAACTCATATTCCTCCTCCAAGGTTATAGTTTTATGTGATTACTTACGGTAATCAATCGGACATACTATGAGGAGGAGGGAGTCTCAGGCATGTCAGCTGAGCTACCTTCTCTCCTTATTTATACAGGGGTTGAATCAAAGAACTGTTCATCAGCTTCTTTCTGTCCCTCATATCCCTCACCTACTTCTAATAGTAACACTCGTTTAGCATAAGGTACATGACCTGCTGTTGGGTGTTCTTTAGTAGTGTACTCTACTCTAACTGTAGAGCCACTAGGTATTTCATCATGCCAACGCTCATTCTTCGCTGTAAAAACAGGTATATCGTAGCGACTAGTGAACTTTCTTATTGGCTCTCCCTCGTATTCTTTAATTTTAACTCCTTCTTTAGTAAGGCGAGCTGCCTCTTTCTTATCCAGAGTTATCTGTAAAGCATACTTCTCAGTTGGTTGACCTTGATATGTGTCGAATTGAGTCAACGCTGAGTTAAAGATTGTGGTTCCTTGTACTAACATTTTACATCTCCATAAATTAAAAAAAATAACTATTGGTTTATTGGTTTATCATTCATCCCATACCATTTCAATGTTAGCTATGTAATCACTATATCCGATTAAGTATAGCTCTCGTTTAGTGGTATCTTCTATATGTCTAGGTGGTTTATCAAACTTACTATCTTCCCACCCTAACTTATAAGCTTTATGTTTAGCATTTAAGTAATCCTCTTCCTCTTCTATAGATATCATAGGATACTCCTTCATTAGTTTATAGTAGCTTTCCCCCTGACTAATCCTACTCCGTTCATTTCTTGAAAGGGTAGTTGCTCCAACGCTAGTTGTAGTAATTGTTCAGTTGTAAAGTTTTCTACTTTATCGTAAGCCTCCTCTTGATTTTTACTTGGTACTCCTAACATAATATCCATGTTGATTACTACGTCATATATATCTTCACTCATTAGTACTCCTATTTTAACATAGTTTTTAACTACTAATTTACCACTTACCAAATAAAAGTTTAAATAGTTCAGGCGATAAATCTTTGTAAGTTTCTTCAAACGCAGTCAGTTTCTTACCACGTTTCTTTTGATATGCTGGAATAGATAGTTCTTCTAAATTAATAATTCCTCTACTTAATCTATACCATAGTTTCTTTCTATCTATCCCAGTCACATCTTCTAATTGTTCTATGTTGTATATCTTACCATTATCAAGAGTATAAGTTTTACTTATCTTCATCTTCTTCTTTATCTTCAATAGGAAATGTAGAAATAACTCTCTCTCCTTTTGGTGGAATCATGTGAGGATTTTCTTTATGGTATCTTTCAACATGGTCCATACCAGACAACCCTTCTTCTTCCAACCATAATACATAAGCACCCATGTAACTCATAACTTTGCCTCCTCTTTAAGTTCTCTCATCATAATTTCTACTACATCTCTGTCCATGAGAAACTCACTATCCTCTGCTCTGTAACAAGTAGCCTCCCATAGTTCATCATCAATTTCACCCTTATCTACATAAAAGAAATCATCTTTCTCAAACCAATCTATAACAATGTCATCATCAAGGTCGAACCATTTACTTAATGCCTCAATCGCTGCTTTGACTTTCATAACTTTTCCTCCTCACATTCACAGTTATCTATCAACTCACTACAATCATCACAGATTTCTTCAGCATCATAAGTCTCATCAGTTATTTCTAATGTGTTTCTTATGTCATCTGTGTAATCATCTTCCCAAACAGCAGTCTTAGCTACTAGCTCTGCATCTTCACAGTCGGCAGCTTCTATCTCTACATCAAAGATAGACTCTTGTGTAAGAGTAACCTTTACATTAAAGAAAGCCATTACGCTGCCTCTCTTATATCATCAAGCATAGGTAATACTTTTCTTACCTTCTGCTCTCTTGTTATGATAGTTGCTGCCATGTTTGCTTTGTTCTTAAACTTTGAATGGCTACTCCAGTCAGTCATTGTATTGAACAGCGCCCATAAGTTACTTCCCATTTCTTCTACATACTTAGCATGTATATCTTGTAGAAGAGAAAGTAATACCTTACTCTCACCTGCTAGATTTAGAAATACATTGTATGCTTGTAGTTCAGAGACAGCAGTTGTTGGATATAACTTCCAGAGTTCAGCGTTCTTCATGTAAACATCTAAGCTATGCTCTAGTTTATCTACAGCAACATCAGTATCTAAACTCTTAGTATGCTTTCCATAAAAGCTACTAAAGAAATCACCTATCACCTGTCCATTTAAACAAGCCAGTCTCATTGCACCTACTAATGACATGAACTTCCAACTCCCATCATAACTATTAAGAACAGATATCTTTAAATCCATATCATCATTCTCTTTAATCTGTATCCGATGTTCAGGGAATGTGTAGGTAACTACTGTTCTTGCACCTCCATGTGATTGTTGTATGTTTCTTTCCATACCTGCTGTGTTTAAATCGCTACGATAGATGGCTCTCTCATAGTCAGGAATTATATCTGCGTTCTGTACGATATTGTATCCTTTACCTACGATAGATATGATGTTACCTTCATCATCTATTACAGCTTTGTGTGAATGAATCATTCTTTCGTACTCTTGTTCTTCATAATAACTTCCATTAAAATTATTAGAATCAGTACCCATTTCTACAAAGACTTCTTCTTTAGTCTTTACCCATAATGGTTCTGTACTCACTTTGATAAAGTCATCAGAAACCAATGGTTTATTTTCCATTAACATATTACTTACTCCTTTATTATTATTATTTAGTACCACCCAGACTAGTCTCCTGAATAGCGTTCTCTACTACTGGACATTCCAATGGATAGTTTTCCATTGAGCAATGTCTAGTTACTTCACCGTGAGGTTCGTGTACTAACTTCTTGTATTCACAATCCTCGCAGTCGTATCCTGTTGCCCATACATAATCATATAGGTCTTCAATCTTTTCTTTAACTTCATTTATCATCATAAGAATCTCCTTGTTGTTGTCTATGATAATTCATATTATCTAGTTCTTGTTTCATGGTTGGTGTACTAGATATTTCATGAAGCATTTTATTAATAGTTTTTATAAGAACTAAGTGTGTTCTTACTTCACTTTGTAAGTCTTTAATATCCTGACGAATTGAATCAGGTTCACACCATTCATCAGGGTCATAAGCATTAGACACTACTCTTCTTGCTGCATCTTGTGCTTCATCTTCTATTTCTATCCATACACTTGGCATACTATTCTCCTCTATTAAATTAAGCGAGCCTTTTATTAGCAGAAGTCTTGCTCAGGACTTGCAAAACAACAGGTAACACGATTCACTTTGGAATTACACCTGTTGTGAGCCTTTTTGGTTCTCTGGTAGTCATGCTCAGGACTCCGATTGTGACACACCTAAAAGTATATACAGTTTGGGATACCCGACTGCTCTTACTATATATACATGTGCCACAAGTAAGGTATATAACCCAGACATATCCCAAAGCAAAAGCCTATCCATCTCTCTTTATACTTAGGGTTTTTATATCTGACTATCTCATTAAGAATATTATTCTTCATCTGCTAACCTCGATAGTTGTCTAATATGATAGTGATTATATTTCTCTACTGCTGTGTTATATAAACAGTAAGCAGCCATAGTTAATGCTTGTTGTTTAGTTTCATCAACAGTAATACTTTTAATAGTTAAGTCTAGAAATTGCATAGCCTCTTCTATACTATCTTTCTCTGAGAATCTAGTATTCTTTTCAGGATGTTCTAGTTCACCCCATTCATTTCTAAATTGCATAACTTACTCCTTATCTCTGACTGTCCATAAGACTTCTATTCTTTGAGAATCCTTATCTCTAATTTCTATAAGATGAAAACCCATGTCTAAGAATTTCTTTGCTATGTATAAAGCATCGTCCTTCTTCCATAACTTTGCACCTTCCCACTTAACTTTAACTCCATGTACTGTGATTGTAAACATAGTATCCATAACTCCTCCCTTTTTCCCAGTCTAATCGTCTCCCCGAAGGGTTGCCGATATCAATTTAGTTAGCGATAGTGCTTTTTCTTTTTCTTTAATAATAATTCTTTTGTCGTAAGACATTAGAATACCTCGCTTTTCTACGAACAATAAAAAAAGACAGATAGAAATTAATCTATCTGCCTTAGATGATTTACTTGCTGATGCTCATATTTTCTAATAGAGCCTTAGCCTGTAACATTGCTGATGAATTGTTAATGTCAGCAGTTGCTGAGCGTTTAACAGGTACAGAATATTCTATACCAAATTCATTTTTATGAATCTTATATAGTACATTCTTAAGACATTCCATTTCATCATTGGAAGTTTGTAAGTTCTCTATAAAATCTAACTTACGTTGTATTCTATCTTCTTGTACATCACTTCCTGTAAATGTTGATTCTGTCATTTCTCTTAACTCACCAATTTGTTTATTGATATATTCAAGTTGGTTTCCTACTCTGTTTTGAACAGACCAACAGAGTGTAGTTACAACAGCACCGAGAGAGGAATATAATTCATTTTTCATTCCCTCTCTATCAGTTACAACATTATCCTTAGTAAAGTTTTTAGTAGTAAATACATCTGATAATGTTTTATCTAATGTATTACTTAGTTCTTTATTTAAGGCTTGCTTAACATTTTTCTTATGATTATCATTTTTCATTTCTTACTCCTTTATTATTTATAGTTATAAAAGTTTCTAGGCACTGATTAAAAAGACTATCTAATTCTCGCCTGCGAGCAGGCTTTGTTATAACCCTTTTCAATCTCAAGATTTTATTCATCTCTTTTGCTATTGCAATGTTCTTAACTTTAACACTGGTTACATAACTTATATTATTTATCATTTCATACTCCATATATTATTATAAAATTATTCAACTCACTCGCTGAACGCTGATGATAACAACACAAATAAATCTATGATTTAAAGATTACAGTCAACCCCCATAGTATCAACTTAAAATAACCATTTATGATACTCAAGTCCTACTTATGGACTTTAGTAGCATAAATGGTTAGAGGAAGTTAGATACAATGCGCTCGTATAGGGTTGACTTTAATCTGGTTTGTGTAGGCTACCTAGTTCAGAGAGTAGTAGTTTTCCCATATCGCTTTTAGTATTACAAGGAAATGCGTGCCATTTCCTGCTTTGCTTTTAGGAATACACTAAGGAAGGCTTGTGTTAATCTCAATTCAATTTAATTTAATCTTTATCTTTACTTCTTGATACCACTATCATCTTCATATTCACATCAACTCTTGAGGACTGTAGTCAAACTTGAGTCCACATCAATCTAACAACGGTCTACTTACCCATATAGGGGGACCCGTGAGCCAAGTCATACTAATATAGAAACAATCAATCGCAGATGAGAGGTGATTTCAGTCTACAGAGGTCTAGTAAAAAGTATTTGTTAATAGATTTGCTACTATTAGTTTACAAAGCAGGAAAAGTATGCTAAACTATTACCAAGTTTGCTACTTAAGTTAAACACGCTTCGCCTAGAGCAGCTTTAAACAGACATTATGATTATCATTAAGATTGTTTTAAAATCTCTAACATGCGTACAACTTAAGTCTACTTAAGTACCAAGCTTCTCTTTTATTATTTCTTTAATAATAATCATCATGTTCTCTCTTTATGTTATACTTTAGTTTTTCACTAAAGTAATTAACTATGGATAAGAGAAAGAATAACAAAGGCAACCCTGCGTTGTATAAAGGAATGGCTCCTTTAAACCCTTATGGAAGACCTAAGGGTAGTATGAATAAGTGGACTATACTATCTAGAGAAATGCTTACAGAGCGTGGACCTGAGATAGTTCAGGTTATTATAGACAGAGCTTTAAAGGGTGACGTTCATTGTTTAAAGATGTGTATAGATAGAATAGTACCTCAAACTAAAGCTGTTGAGATAAACCATAAGAAAGATGATGGTGGTATTATTATCAATGTAGTTCCTACAGAACAAATCAAGGAGCAAGCTAAAAAGAACAAACCTAAGCAAGTCAGAAGTAAATCTGAAGATGTTGTAGTAGCTGAGGTATTAGATGAGCTTCCATAGTGATTTAGCTTTTGGTGAAGAGAATGAACTCTTTGTTTTAAAGAAAGTTAAGATTAAATATCCTAAAGCTTATAAAGTAGAAGGTTATTGTAAGGAGTGGGATATCTTTGTTCCAGAGAAAGATATAGGAATAGAGGTTAAAAGTGATAGAGCTTCTCATAAGACAGGTAATGTAGTTATAGAAGATAGTTATGGAGGTAAGCCTTCAGGTATTGAAACTACTAAAGCTGATTGGTGGGTGTACATTACTAAGTGTAATCTTTACTGGATAACTCCTAAAAGAATAAAAAGATGTATAAAGGAAAATAATCTAGAGTCTATAGAGTTTCCACCTACACAAGGAGATTACAAAGTAAAGTCTCTCTATTTAATAAAAGAGAAGGTATTTAAGAATTATGCTACTCGTTCAGAAAGGTTGGAATGGCAGAAATTAATGTAGAGTTACACCCAGCTCAACTAGAGATATTCAATTCCCCAGCTAGATTTAAAGTAGTATCAGCAGGTAGAAGATTTGGTAAATCCAGATTAGCTGCTTGGATACTACTAATTAAAGCTTTACAATCAACAAGTAAAGATGTATTTTATGTTGGTCCTACGTTTCAGCAATCTAAAGATATTATGTGGAGTATGTTGAAAGAGCTAGGCGCTGATGTTATAAAGGATGCCTACGAAAACACAGCTAGGCTTACTTTAATCAATGGTAGAAAGATATTCCTAAAAGGTTCTGATAGACCAGATACCTTACGTGGTGTAGGTTTAGCCTATGTCGTACTCGATGAGTACGCTTCTATGAAACCTGTGGTATGGGAACAGATTTTAAGACCTACTCTAGCTGATGTTAAAGGTGAAGCTCTCTTTATAGGTACACCAGCAGGTAAAAATCACTTCTATGACTTATATACAGAAGCTAAGAAAGATGATAACTGGGAAACTTTCTCCTATACCTCTATAGATAACCCTTACATTGATGAAGAAGAAGTTGAAGCTGCTAAAAAGTCTATGTCATCTATGGCTTTTAGACAAGAATTTGAAGCATCCTTTGAAACTTTCTCTGGAGGTATCTTTAAAGAGGAATGGTTTATTACAGGAAAAGAACCAGAGGAAGGAAACTTTGTAATTGCAGTAGACCCTGCTGGATTTGAAGCTGTAGAGAAGGAAAGAGGACTAAAAGGTTCTAAATTAGATGAAACTTCCATTGCTATCGTTAAAATAGATAGAGATAAGTGGTGGGTTAAGGATATTCTACATGGAAGATGGGGAATTAAAGAAACTGCTAAGAAAATACTCAAAGCTGCTGAAGTAAATGAAGCTACAACTGTAGGTATAGAGACAGGTTCTTTAAAAAATGCTATCATGCCTTACTTAGAAGATGAAATGAGGACTGAGAATAGGTTTGTACATATAGATGAAGTACGACATGGTGGTAAAAAGAAGACTGAGCGTATAACTTGGTCCTTACAAGGTAGGATGGAGCATGGACAGATAAGTTTTAATGAAGATAAAGACTGGAAAGTATTCATATCACAGATGCTTGACTTCCCTAATCACCTTTCACATGATGATTTACTTGATAGCCTTGCCTATATAGACCAAGTATCAATTTCAGACTTCGCATACTCCATAGACTTGGATGAAGATTGGAAACCTATGGATGAAGTTGCAGGATACTAGGTAATTTAACAAATAGTTGTACGCAACTACCTAAAGTGTGCTATACTCCACAGAATTACCTACGTTAGTGGAGATATTTCTATAAATGTTTGAAAATAAAGAGACTAAGTACCAAGCTTTAGCTGGCTGGCTCAATTATAGGTTAGAAAGTTGGAGAACTCACAGAGATACTAACTATGTAACTAAATGGGACGAATATTATCGTCTATGGAGAGGTATTTGGCTACAAGAAGATAGAACTAGAAGCTCTGAAAAGTCTAGAATCATTGCACCTGCACTACAACAAGCTGTTGAGTCCGCAGTAGCAGAGCTAGAAGAAGCAACATTTGGGCGAGGCAAGTGGTTTGATATACAAGATGACATGCTTGACCAAGACCCTAGTGATGCTGAGTATGTACGTAATCTTCTACAAGAAGATTTAGAAAAAACAGGATGTAAAGACTCTATATGTGAAGTTTTTATCAATTCTGCTATCTACGGAACAGGTATTGGAAAGATAGTAGTCGAACAAAACGTAGAACGCTCTCCTGTTGAAGTACCTGTAGAAGGTACTACCACTACTAATCGTCAATTAGTAGAATACCCATCAATAGATATAAAGATAGAACCTATATCACCTAAAGAATTTCTTATAGACCCTTCAGCTAATTCAATTAATGAGGCGTTAGGCGTTGCACATGAAGTAATAAAACCTCGTTATCATGTAGTTGAAGGAATATTAGCAGGTATATATAGAGATGTACCTCTTGATGGTAGTTACGATACTGTTAAGTTTGGTTATGACTCTGAAATGAAACAAGCAGATGAATCAGACTCAGTTAAGATTACAGAATACTGGGGTAAAGTACCTAAACGATTCCTTAAAGCTAAAGCTGATAAAGATGATTTCAAATATACAAAGAAAGATGAGTTAGTTGAAGCAGTAGTTACTATATGTAATGATGAACATATACTAAGAGTAGAACCTAACTTATTTATTATGGAAGATAGACCTTTCATATCTTATCAACATGATATTGTCCCAAATAAGTTCTGGGGTAGAGGGATTTGTGAGAAGGGTTATAACAGTCAGAAGGCATTAGATGCTGAAATGAGAGCTAGAATAGATTCTCTTGCACTAACTACTACACCTATGATGGCAGCAGATGCTACTAGATTACCTAGAGGTGTTAAGTTTGAAGTAAGACCGGGAAAGACTGTACTTACTAATGGCGCACCGAGAGATGCTATCATGCCTTTAGACATGGGAACAACGGACCCATCTACATTTCAACAAGTTCAAAGCTTACAAGCTATGATTCAAATGGGTACAGGTAGTGCTGATTTAGGTACTGGTGATAGAGCTACAGCAAGTGGTATGTCTATGCTGCAAAGTGCTGCTATTAAAAGACAAAAGCGTACTCTTATGAATTTTCAAAACACATTCCTTGTACCTTTAATACAGAAGTCAATGTGGAGAAAGATACAGTTTGATGTAGAAAGATATCCTGTTAATGATTATAAATTCATACCTTATTCAACTATGGGTATCATGGCTAAAGAGTTAGAGATGCAACAAATGGTACAGATGTTACAGTCTATACCTAAAGACTCTCCTGCTTTTGATGTAATCTTATTAGCATTGTTCCAAAACTCTAGTATTCACAACCGTGACCAGATTGTACAAGCTCTAATGCAAGGTAGTCAACCTGATGAGCAACAACAAGAGCTAGAGAATATAGGTAATGAATTACAAATACAACAGTTACAAGCTAACATACAGAAAACATTAGCAGAAGCTGAAGAAGAAAAAGGTAAAGCTATTAAGTGGCAAGCAGAAGCTGCTGTAGCAGTACCTAATGAGATACAAGTAGAAGAACAGATTATTAAATTACAGAAAGATGCTTTAGACTTAGATAAACTTAAAGCAGATATAGCAAATCAGCAATCTGAGACTCAAAGAAATATCCCTGAAATGGAACATCTTAAGTCAGAGACTATATTAAATCTAGCTAAGGCTAGAGAAGCAGGTTCTAAGGCAGCAATTAGTACAACAGTACAATAATTATGGCAAAAACTGACGAACAGTTTTTAAAAGATAGATTAGACATGTTTGAAACCGAAGGGTGGAGAGATTTAATGTCTGATATGAAAATTACTGAAGAGAATGTAGGAGACATACGCACTCTTGAAAGTGAAAAAGACCTTTGGCACGCTAAAGGTCAGTTGGAGATTCTAAGACAGTTACGTAGTCTAGAAGATGCAACTAAAATAGCGGTAGAACAATCCTAGTCATAGGACTCTACTTTAATATAACTTCATAACCCTAATGGGCGGAGACCAAAATGAGTATAGTAGTAGAAGAAACACCTTTAACTGAAGAACCAATAACAGAAAATCAAGATGTAGTAGTAGAACAGGAAACTCAGCAGGATATTATCCAAGAAGAAGTACAAGCTGAAGCAGACCAACCCGAATCTATAATTCCTGAGAAGTATGCTGGTAAATCATTAGAAGACGTTATTGAGATGCACCAAAATGCTGAAAAAGTATTAGGTAAACAAGGAATGGAAGTTGGAGAACAACGAAAGTTAATCCAAAGTTTAATGTATTCTCAACAACAAGTACCTGAAGCTACTCCACCTGAAGAAGAACCAGTTCCTTTCGAGGAGCAGTTCTATACTGACCCTGCTAATGCAGTCAACTCAGCTATAGAGCAGCACCCCGATATAGTCATGGCTAAACAGACTAGACTCAAACAAAATGAAGCGTTGAACACAGCTCAGTTAGAAAGTGCGCATCCTGATTTTAAAGATATAGTCTCAAATCAAGACTTTCAGAAGTGGATTGGAGGAAGCAAGATACGTCAAGAGCTATTCCGTACTGCGGACTCTTATGACTTTGAAGCTGCTGATGAATTGTTTTCAACATGGAAACAAATCAATTTAGCAGACAAGACAGCTAAAGTAAAAGCTGAACAGAAAGTTAAAAGAGAAAAAACATTACGTAAAACTAGCTCTGAAACTCGCTCCTCAGGAGATTCCGTAGGTGGAAAGAAGATTTACCGTAGAGCTGATTTAATCAATCTACAGGTAACTGACCCTAACAGACATGCTGCTCTAGCTGATGAAATTCAGTTAGCGTATATGGAAGGTAGAGTCAGGTAATTTTACTTATAATAGGAGAAGAAAATGGCTTTAGGAACAAACCAAGTCACGACTAGTGTCGCCAATAACTTCATTCCTGAACTGTGGTCGGATGAAGTTATAGGTGCGTACAAGTCAAACTTAGTGATTGCTAATTTAGTTACTAAGCTATCTCACAAAGGAAAGAAAGGTGATACTATTCACATTCCAGTTCCTGCGAGAGGAAGTGCAAGTGCTAAAGCAGCAAACACACA